TCGATGAAGTCGCACAAACCACCGAGCGTGCGGTCGCCTGATACGGCCGCCCCAATGACACCGAGCATTTCGTCGAGCACCTGTTCGGGAGTTTGCGAAGACGTCTCGTAGGCAGCGAGCTCAATCGGAATGCGGTGGCTATAGACGTAGACGAGCGGCGATAGAATCACCTCGGGATCGCCTGGATCGCCATCGCGAACGACGACCAGACCACCGGGCGGAATTCGCTCGGGCTTTGCGAGATTGCGTCTCACATCGGCATTGGGCAGTGCAGATGACAGCAGCGCCTTCACCGCGCCGAGCACCTGCTCGCGCTTGCTGCTCACGGCGCAATTCCCACCGTGACGGACAATATGAAGACAAACGATAGAACCGTCAGGACGACCGCGATCGGCTGATCAATCATGTCGATCTCCAGCGACTGGCGAGGATCGCAGGCACGCGGTCGGCCCATCGCTGGGCAGCGCTTGCGATGTCGAAGCGCTTCTTGAGCGTCACCTGCGGAACAAGCAGAAAGACAACCACCGTCGAACGCCCAGCGAGCCGGGTGTAGGTGGCTCCGCTGCGCGTGCGACCGGTGTTGGCGCGCGCAAGGCCGCGCTTGGTGAGGCGTGCATTGTCGGCAACCAGCAGCGACGGCCCACCGCGCCGATAAACAAAGCGAAGCCGTATCCCGGTGCGACGTTCCCAGCCGCCTGGCGTGATCCGCTTCATGGCGCCAGTTGTGCTCAGCCCTTTGACACCGGCCGCCGCAGTCGGGATAGCGAGCCAGAAGCCGCGTTGCGAGCGGATTGTCACCCCGCGATCGAAGGCATCAATGATGTTCGGCGCCTTCGACCAGACGAACGATGCAGCCTCCAGGCTGACGGCGCCCTCCGGATAGGTCCGGCCGCGCCAAGTGTTCGCCAAGCGCTGGCCGAGGCCGGCATCGACCACGTCGGAGCGTAGATCGCTCTTGAGCCCGTCCGTGACCTCGCGCATGGCAGCGGTGACCGAGCGTGCCGCGGCTCCCTCGACCTCGCTCAAGCCTTTGGCGAGATCGTCGGTTTTGATCGAGAACCGCATCGGCTCAACCCTGCAGGGACGCCTCGCAAGTCCAGGTCAGCCGCTCTGCGTCGATGGTCGGCGTGGCGATGACGACGAAGGTCTCGCCTTCGATTTCGGCGGTGTCGCCGGATGCCGGGGTCGGCACCTCGGTTCGGCGCACGTCGATCAAGACGGTCGGCACGACCGCCCGGCTGTCGCCAAAGCCGACGACTTGGTCCGGGCGCTTGCGGATGACACGGACGATCGTTCCGTCACCGATCCCGCCGAAACGCCAGAGAGCGTCGCGGGCAAGCGCTGGATCGCCAAACAGCGTGTCGACCGCAGCGGAGAACGCCGTCATTGCGATCAGAAGCTCGCATTGAGCCGAACACGGCCAATCGTCTCGCCGGCACCGCTGCCCACGGCCTCGATCGCGACACCGACCAGCGTATTGCTGGTGGCGGTCTTGGTCGTCTCCTTGGCGGTGTTGTCCCAGTAGATCTTGTCGCCGGCGGCCCAGGCTTGCGAGCCCACCTTCTTGAGATCGAACACGCCGACGAGCGCGGCCTCGATCGCCTCGCCGTTCGCAGCGGCGCCGGTGGCGACGCCGAAGATCGAACCGACGAGCAGGCCATCGCCGGAAGCGACGTCGTAGGGCGCCGCGAGCGTGATGGTATTGCCGGGTTGAACATAGTTTTTCATGGCAGATGGTCCTTCTGAAACGACGAAGGGCGGCCGAGGCCGCCCGTTCCGTCAGTCCAAGTTCAGGGTTTGAGGGTTACGCGCCGGCGTTCTTGTAGAGCCCGCGCCAGTCAATCGCCTTGGCCCCGAAATCGAGCCGGCACTTGATTTCGATGCCGTCGACGTCGAAGCCGTTGCGGGTCTCGATGTAGGCGCCTTGCTGACCTTCGAGATAAGCGTACTCGATGGTGTCGATCTGCGCCGGATTGGCTGCCAGATACCAGGCCGTGGCGCTCGCGTTATCGAGCCGAGGCTCGGAGATCGGCGAGAGCGTGCGGATCGACTGCGGCACGATATCGCCGGTCTTTGCGGGCACCAGGTTCTGCGCGATCAGCTGCTCGGCCGCGAGTTCAAGCGCCGCCGGCACGATCAGGAAGGCGGGACGGATATTGAGCACCGTCTTCTTGTCGAGCCCGGTTTGCTTGGCCATCGCCGCGCGGCCGTCGCCCACCGTCGTGACGCTGAGGGCACCGCCCGAAGCGGCAAGGTTCTTGTGGGTGGCATGGAAGAGCGCGACGCCGTCCGCCATCGCGGCGTTGGTCGTGACGATCCCCCAGACCACGTCGCTTTCGAGTGTGGCGATTGCGGTGCCATACATCGCCGGGATGCGAGTGAAGGCATCGAGATCATCGTTGATGAGGACCTGACGGGTAATCCCGACCACTCGCCCGTAGGTCTCGATGCGATAGCTCTCCTTCGACTCGGCGATGGTGCCGCGCTTGAACTCACCGCTCTCGTTAACCTTCAGGAGCTGCGGCGCCTCGCCGATCTGCACGCGGTTCATCGCTTTGAAGTCGGTCGCGAGCACCTGCCGGCAGAAGGCGACGAACGTGCGCGGATAGGCATCGTAGGCTTGGCGCAGCGTCTTGTTGGTGACCGCCGAGAGGATTTCGGGGAAGTCGGAGGTCGAGTGCAGCGCGCGCGTCGCGATCTCGTCGCGCGAGAAGCCGCGGACATTAACGCCGGCATTCGCCAGAAACTCGCGCGCCAGTTCAAGCAGCGTCATGCCGCGGTATTCGCGGGCAGGCTCCGAGAGCGGGAACAGCGTCGGGCTGTAGCGATGCAGGAGGGCATTGGTGACCGCCTCGCGGCGCGTCACGCGCTCGTCCCGGCCGCCGAGTGGCACGGAAACATGCGGGAATACCCGCGCATGGTCGGCCGCCTCGGCCACCTTGTCGAGGATCAGGCGGCGGGCCTCTTCGATCCCAACGTTGCGCTTCACCAGATCGTCCGAGAAGGCGCGTTCGAGACCGAGCCGGCTCGCCAGGTCGTAGATCGTTGAAACCCGCTCGCGCTCGGCCTCCTGGGCGCGAGCGATGAGAGCCTCAGCGGTGGGAGCGGCTGGTGCCCCCGTCCCCGCAGTCGGCTTGTTCTGGCCCGCGCCCGGCTGCGAGCGCGTTTCCGTCGCTTCCTCCTTGGGATCGAGGATCCCCGGCAGAGGCAGCTCGCTGGCGGCCTTCACCTCCGGTGCCGGCGGCTTGGTCTGAGTATTTTCCATGATGGTTCTCCTGGGAGTATTCGCGTCATCCCGGTCGAGGACGCAGGGCATTAGGCAATCAACCGAGCGGAAGCCGGCCGCCGGGTCGGCCCCACCGGGACCGCGGAGATTTCGAAGGGAGTCCAGTCGACGGCCCGCCACAGTTCGGGGCCGTTGTTCGGACGGGTGATTTCGTAACGCTGGACCTGATAGCCGACCGAGACCGCGCGGATGTGTCCACTCCGGATATCGTTCCAGACCGGCGTGACATCCTCGCGCTCACTGAAGCGCACGCGGGCCAGTCCGCGGCCGTTCTCGATGCGGGCCGTGCCCGGCACCACCGAGCCGATGACCGCTTCCAGTGCGAACCGGTCGTGCACTTTGAGAAGCGGGGCGCCGGCATTGAGGCGATCGAGATGGACCTCGGCAGGGTCCATGCTCAGCTCCTCGTCGAACGGTTCGCCGAAAAACGGCTGGCGCCGCACGCGAGCGCCGGTCGACCACACGACCTCGATAGAGCGATCCCTCTCGTCGAGCGTCGCAGGCAGAATGTCTGCCGACCGCTGAAGCGGCGGCAGGTCGATGGTCCCGTGCATCTCGTTATCCTTGCTGTTGACCAGGCGCGGCTTCGCCACTCGCGTTGATCGCGTCCTGCAAAACGCCGGTCTTCGTGACCTTACGCGGGTCGCTGTCGAGCACGAGCCCGAGCGCGTCGAGCTTGGCATTCATGGCGGCGATCTCGGCAAGCACCGCGTCCGGGTTATGGCCTTGCCGCGCGATGGCCTGGGCAAGGGTCATGGTGCCCGATCGCATCGCCAGCATGTCGGCCATGGCGTCTTTCAGCGGATCCACCGCCTCGAAGCGCGGCGGTGACCACGCGACCGCGACCTTGGGCTGCGACAGGCGTCCGGCCGCCCAGGCTTGCTCTGTAAACCAGTCCCAGACCGGCTGGCAGAACATCGGAATGAACAGCTGCCATTGCACGGCATCGATCATGCGGCGGAACTCGACGAGACCGGCGCGGATCGACGAATAATTGACCTGGCTCAGATCCCCGGTAAGCAGTTCGTAGGGCAGCCGGAATCCGGCCGCGACGATGTGCAACTGCGCCCGCAGCCATTCCGACACCGCCGCCGTTGTCGCCGGTTGGTTGAACTTGATGTCCTTGCCGCCGCGTGCGTAGGCAAT